GACGATTAAAGAGATTGATGCTCCCAGCTGGAAGGAATACAATGGGCTTCGCGCATTTCTGAAGGGCAAGTCTGCTGTCGACCAGAAATCTGTATGCGCTGATGTTTTGAACAAGGTCGATCCTTTGCGTTATCGTGTACTTTCGAAGCCTCAGAAGCTCATCTTGAAGTACTGCGCCAAGCGCCTCACTGTTGCTGATTGTATGGGCGGTGCCCTTATTGCCGACCATCGAGAAGAATGGGCCCACATTGTTGCGAAGCTCAAGCGTAAGTACTCCAAGTACAGTAGTGCTAAGCGCAGATTTTATGCCATGCCCCGTTCGATTCGTGCCCGTTCTTATGGCAAGTATCCTATATTTCGTGGGGATGCGTCTGCCTATCGCTCTTCTTATCGAGCCTATCGCCAACGCAAGTACCCACGTGCCAGGCCACGTGGAAGCTCTTATGGCCCTTATAGATGGGGACCCAGATTTTGGGCATGGAACCCTAGACGTCGTTAATAAATTTCTTTTAGAATGTCGTCATCTCGTTGGCTCGGTCCAGCTCTCGGAGCTGGGTTTTCAGCTGGTCTCACAAGTGCTGGATTCGGAGCGGCCGCTCCCTTTGGTGCGATGGCCGGACAATATCTTGGCAACAAGTTCAAGGCCATCACTGGATACGGAGACTACACCGTTGCGAAGAATTCCCTCCTCGGAGGAAATGTCCCATCTGTTGCCAACCCAACTATTCGAAGAGGACTTACCATCTTCCACAAGGAGTACCTCGGAGACCTCTTCACCGATGCTTCCCCGAACACTTTTAACGTACAATCATTTACCATCAACCCAGGCTCCTCGCAAACGTTTGAGTGGCTTGCCCAGATTGCATGCAACTACGAGCAGTGGTGCCCTGAAGGCATCCTTTTCATGTTCAAGTCGACAAGCGGAGATGCTCTTACGGGATCCAACACCGCCCTTGGATCTGTGATCCTTGCTACTCAGTATAATCCGTACAATCCTCCCTTTGAGTCCTTGGCCGAGATGTTATCCTACCAGTTTGCTTCCGCAGGTGTTCCTTCGCAAGATATCCTTCATCCTGTTGAGTGTGCCATGACTGATAATCCTCTCTCTGAGTACTATGTACGTACTGCTGCTCCGAAAGGAGATCTCAGGTTTAATGATCTTGGTACTTTCTACGTTGCGACTACTGGATTCCAAGGCCAATCAGTTAACATTGGCCAGCTTTGGGTTACTTACCAGATTACTTTATTGAAACCGAAGCTTTATGCTGCTCTTGGCCTTTACGAAGATTACTTCTGTGCGAAATTCCGTGGTGAGACAGGCTTTTCTGCTTCTCATCCCATGGGACTTGGTACTGCGACCATTGATCCGGCATCCACTGTGCCCATGACCGCTCCATCTGATCCTGGGTCCAATGGATACCAATCTGTATCCACTGGTTACTTTGGTACTCTTGCCTCCCGTGGAATGTACCTTACCTGGGATGATACTGGCGGTGCTGGAAGAACACGTTTCTATCCGCCTCTGTACGCTTTCCCCATAACGTACATGGTTAATATCACTCATAGAACCAATACTAATGATGTTGATCTTTCCGGTGGTATAACTGGTACTGGTGTAGCTGGCACTCCCTTTGGCGCAGCCCCTGTTATTATCCGTCAGACCGATGCGCCAGATCCTACTGAGACGGATGCGAACTTTTGGACCTTTACCTTTGTTGTTGCTGTTCCAGGCTACGGAGTCCTTGATGGTAGTGCCACCACTCGCCCTCATGTTGAATTCATTAACGCCAAGTGGGATCCTAACCCTGACTCCAACACCATGACGTACTTCGAGGTAATACAGATGCCCCCTTCGACGATGACATTTGATATGACACCATAAAAGAATAAAGCTCTTTTTATTATAATACTTCTTCTTCTTCTTCCGTCACTCTCCTTCTCTTCTTCGGTGGTTCTGGAAGGTATTCCAGTTCCACTTCCTGTGCGCATTGCTCGAATGCCACGTCCAATGGCCCACGCACTACCTCTATCTCCTGGAAGCGCCTGTGCAATGCCTCTCTTGTCTCCACGTCTGGCCAGATATCATCAATGCGATACTGCGAAGTAACGATGAACACTTCTGGCCTCATACGCGCCATGCCACCGCCTTTGAACTCTGCAGTAAATGTCCACTTGTCCGCCCAGATCTTGAGAAAGTCTCCGAGGAACTCATGCTTATTCGATACGTCTTCCAGTATGACTGTCTTCTGTCCGACGTAGTTGCACCACCACTTGTTGATCCCTTTGATGTAGTAACACGGATCGTGTTGCCTCGCCTTGTGGCTCTTTCCGACTCCACTCTTTCCGTAGTACCATATGCCGCAGACATCATCCAAATCTTTGCATGCCTCTACACCTATTTGCCGAATCAGTCCAATGTTACGAACATGAATAAACGCTTCTTTAGGGTAATCTTCTGCTATCTGATCGATATCACCCTTCTTCGCAGACGCCCATATCGCCGCCCACTTCTCCTTCATCGCTTGCCCACCTTTTTCGCTCTTTTCCTTCTGCGAGAGAGGACGTGAACCGTACTCCTCGAATTTCCCGTCCTTGGAGCAATACGTGATGTTCTGTTCCACTGAACCCTTGGCCTTCTCCACGTGTGCTTGTCCCAGGAACCATAAGCGAACCGTGTTGAAAGACACTGCGTTCGTGCAGTACAAGTACCCTTGCTTATGTGGCGTGCCCTTCTCACCCACTTCGTCGCCCATAATCCAATACCTACACTCCGTGAGGTTTGAACGCACCCGCTCCATGTCACTGTCATTAGGGTTATTCAGCGTGAAACACCAAGCTCTTGACTTCATCGCCATGGCCACTGGACGCACTTGAAACAGAAAAGTATCAAATTAGGGTCACTCGGTTTAGCGTTAAATTTAGCGTTAGGGTTTAGCCATTAATTAGGATTTAGCATTTCATACTGTTTTTTACCATATATGGTCCGACACAGGGGGGCTATGGCTAGTATTACCCATAGACCCCTCTGTGCTGTGTCGGGATGCTTTTTGACGTTTTTAAGGCCACTGGACGTTCGCCGTTTTTGTTTTTCGTTTTCCCTGGCGGCCGAAGCACCCCCTTTGAAGCGCGCTCGCGTTGAAATTGAAGGTATGTCTGATGCTCCTCCTCTGTTTTTCAATACCTCCCCTGCCTCTGGTGGTCCTGGCACTTCGAAGACGATTAAAGAGATTGATGCTCCCAGCTGGAAGGAATACAATGGGCTTCGCGCATTTCTGAAGGGCAAGTCTGCTGTCGACCAGAAATCTGTATGCGCTGATGTTTTGAACAAGGTCGAT